TCGTCTCCCGCGTGTCTTTGGAGGACCAAGAGATGTCCTTCCAGACCATGCATGCGGTCGTGTTAGTCGCGACGGTGCCCGTCAGTGTCGAGCAGCCGCTCAGGAGAAACGTCGACGTTATCACCAGCACGAACCGCATCTTGAACTCTCCTGAGAGCGTCAGCCGTGGCCGCAGCCGTTATCTCGGCAACGGCGTCAGCCCGTATCTTAACATAAACGCCGCCAAGAGCCACCACGATCAGGCCAGCGATTGCTATGTAGCGGCCGATCGGAGTAAAGAGGAAGGCGATCATGCGCCCTCCTCGTCAAGCCTCTGTTTGCGAAAATACCAAATTGCGGCTGCCGCAACCATAATGACGAGGCATACAACGGCAGTGCCGCTCATGGCTGACAGCATGTCGCCGCCCTCCTTGATGATCGGCATAACTTCCTGCACCACAGCAATCGCGCCAGCGCCACCGGCGATGACGGCGCCATTAGCCTCCTTAGACTGCATGATGGACTTCGACGCCTTGGGCTGGTCGGGATCTGTGCGGGCTTCGTCATTGCATACGGGCTTTTCGGTGTCCATGCCGCGCCAAAGTTTGACCTCTGCCCTGCGACGGCGAACTAGACCGGGGAGCTCTTTGCCACCGCCCTTGGTCCATTTCATGAACTCGGCGGGAACCTCGTCAAACTTCTCAGCGTTGACCTTCTTTAGCAATGTGGACTTAGCAAGAGCGCCGACACCAGCATTGTAAGCAAAATCGACAAGCGCATCAAATTGACCTTGAGTGATGCCGACCGTGACAAGTTTCCGTACACCATCTTCGTACTGTCCCATGTCACGCTTGAGGACTTCTTCAGCCTCGTCGCGCGTAATTTCAAGATCTGATGTGACTATGGGGGCGCCTGCGGATGACGTGTGGCCGTAGCCAATGGTCCAGACAGCCGCCGGGCACTTGTATGCTTTCAACCTAAGACCTTCAAATTCCTTAACCAGCGCAAGGCCGTCTGCGGACATCTTCATGTGTTACTTCCCCGTTTTAATGTTTTGTATTTCGCGCTCTAGCAGAACAATTTTCTGCTCAAGATAAGCTCTGGCCAGAGCGGCGTCTGACCTGATTGCTGATCTAGCCTGTGCGGCATCAGCGGTCATTTCAAGACGGCTCTTCTCAATTGCCGCCATCGACTTCTCTCGATCTAGCGTCATGGCCGCTCGGGCCAGTGCGGCGTCTCGTTCAACCTTGTCGATCTTGTCATTAAGCTGCTCGCGGATCACAGCCATATCAATGGTTGTGCCCTGCGGCGGGATCGCTTTGTTCTCGGAGTTGACCACCACGGCAATTTTAGATTTGAGCTGGATGATCTCTGAATTGGCAGACGACAAACTGTTCATCAAGTAGACGACACATGAGAACAGTATGGGGACGCCTGCGAAGACAACCTTCTCCACCAGAGCACCCTTGCTCGCGCTTGCGGCCATATCCTCAGATATTTTAGCCTGCTTCTCTTCTGTGGTTGCCATCTACTTACCCAACCAACGCTGTACGGTGGCTGTCTCGTAAATCCGAATGGACGTCCACACGATCGTGAATATGGCGGCGACTGATGGGAGCACGTTGATCAAAGTCCCTACGACTGTGAGAAATGATAGCCCATCAGCGATGTATTTTAGGGTTTCGCCGCCGTTATCGGTCATGACACTTCCTGTTTTACGTCCTGCTCAAGTTTGCCCGTCAAGAACGCAAGGTTTTTGGCTAGTCGGGCATCATCTGGGGACTTCTCGCACGCGAGCTTTGCTTGAGCGATTGAGATGTCATTGAGGCCAAGGCGCCAAGCGGCGACGCAGGCGAGGTCATGGGCCATATGCCCCCAGACCGCAGGATCGCAAGTGTAGACCAATTGCTTGTCCACTATTTTAAGGGCTCGCATGGAAAAAGCCAAGCACTCTTCCCAACGATTTTGCATGTACATGAGCATGGCAAGCGCGCACCAAGGCTCACGAGTATTGGGCGCCTCAGCGGCAGCAAGGTGGAACCACTTCTCCGCTTGGCCGAGGTCGCCGAGCTCCTCGTGGCACTTGCCCATAATCCGCATCGCGTAGCAGCGCTCATTGTGCCATGTCGCGTCCGGTAGGCTGAGGTATCTGTTCAGCTCCTTGAGAGCCTCTTCCCACTTTGAGTAGAAGCTCAGCTCGCGGGCGTAATAGAAGGCGTTGCGTGGGCAAAGCGGATCTTCTTTGACGGACATCGCCAAGAGCTCAAGGTACTGCCCACGGCTCTTGGTGGGGTCAGGGTGGTGCGTCACCATCAGCATGTCGCTGTCGGCCCACACCTCTTTAATGCGCGGGTCTGTGACCGGATATTCGTGGCATGGGTGGTGCCAGCGGTATCCATGACGAGCGTGAATTTTCTCGTACTTGAACCGGATGCCGGCGCCCCAATCAAAGAAATAACGCAGGCGCGTTGTTCCATTGATCCATACGCGCTCCATCTCTTCGCGCCAGCCAGGCTCTAAAAGCTCGTCCAGATCCAGACTGATGCAAATATCAATATCCCTGGGAATAAGAGCAAGAGCAGTGTTGCGAGCGATATCAAACCGCCAAGGACTGATGCAAATGTCGTGTACGACAGCACCGTGCTCACGCGCCTTCGCGGCTGTTTCATCGGTGCTTCCTGTATCTGCTATCAGGATTAGATCAGCATCCTTTGCTGATTGGCAGAAACGATCAACGAATTGCTCTTCATTCTTGCTGATTGCATACACGCAAATAGCCAAAGCAATCTTGTGCTTTGAGTAAGCGTACACCCCTATTTCGGCATCGACAGTTGACCAGGTTGGTTTGCCAAACGCCTCTTTGACCTCTGCGTCTGACCAATCATCTTTGACGTGGCGCTCGTAGGGATTACCCTCGTATTCGTCTTGAGGGTAATGGCCGATTGGTATGCTGATAATGACCGTGTCAGCCCAAGACTTTGCCCTTTCAACGAGAGCCGTTGCCTCGGCCACCGTCATATGCTCAAGGACATCACCAAGGAAGCACACGTCAAAATGTTCATCCGTCGAAAACTCGCGGGCATCCTGAATAATCAAGTTTTGGTATAGAGCCTGTAGACCGTACTTCTCGGCGTAAGGCTCCCAAACCTCAACGCCGGTAAAAGTTAGCTTTGGGAATAGCTTTGCGTAGGTGCCCTCGCCGCAACCAATATCCAGAGCGGTCTTTGGCTCCGGCAGTTTTGACATGACCCATTTAATGCTGGCTTTGCCAGATTGTGAACTTGTCGGCATGTAGTCCCCCCTTAATTAAATGTTACGGCTGCTCCGGCCATGTTACGTCCCACGGGAACCCGTCTTGCACTGTAACATCACGCAGAGCCTGACGGTAGGTGGCCCAAACGGGCTTGTCTGCCGTGCTGTCAGCAATCTGCGTCCAGTCGCACTTGCCCAGTAGGTCATTGCGTGACGTTCTGACGTTTGCTGCCTGCTCGGCATCTTTCCTTGTCTTGTATTCGGCTTCTGCCTCGGCGGCGCTTGTGGTGACGCCATCCTGTATGGTGTCCGTGAAGATCGGGCCAAGGATGTACTTGGTATACCATTTGCCCTCAAGCTGCTCAATGCCGTCATACTGGCTGTACTGGTAGACCGTGCCGCCGGAGGCTTGCGGTCCTTCAAACACGGGATCAGCGCCAATAATATCGAGGATTTCCTGCGTAAGAACAGGGGCTTTCCAAGCTGCGTTGGCTGCGGACTTCAGCAACATGCGGAACTCGCTGTCCTGCATTAACTGGCCTGTGGAGCGGATGCGGATGGTCATGATCGTTTTTCCTTACGCGATTGCCAGAAACAAAAAGGAACCGCCGTTAGCATTGATTGCAGCGGGAGCCGTGGAGCTGATTTCGAAGCCTGCGGAATAGGTATCAACGTAGTCGGTGCCGGTGACTTCCGCAGCCGTGCTATTCATAAAGAGGTACGGGTCGTTACCCGCAATAATGCCGCGTGCGCTGTCCCAGACGTACCAGTCGCCTGTGCTGTCGGTGCGCTTAATCATCACGAACCTTGAGCCAGCCGTAAACCCGCAGTCAATCTGGAGCGTAGTGCCGGTGCCAGTGTATGAGCCAACTTTGGATACGCCGGGGCATGTGGAGAATAGGTAGGCGACAAATGTTCCCGCAGATATGTTGTTGGAGCTGCTGACAGAGAACACGGAGGATGTTGGAGTGGTTGAGTTTCCCCAGTACGCTCCATACCCCGAAGCCGTAGCCGCTGTTGTATTGAGGGCCATGTAGTTATCAGCGCCATCAAAAACGTCATAAACACGCCATTGGCTTGGGTCTGGTGCTCTGGACTTCACAATCATCAATGTAGGAACTACACCAAGATTATGAGATACGTTTTGAACAACACCAACTCCCGTCCCCGTATAGCAAACCTCATCAAAGAAGCCGGGGGCGCGGCCGAACATCCACCAAACCGCATTTTGAGCAGTGTATGTCCGGTATCCTGTATTCCAGAACTCATATCCGGTTTGGTTTGTACTTTCTGCTGCTGTTGCGTCTGGATACAATGCTGGCGTTCCTGTTCCAGCGGTTGAAGGCAACCCCCTCAACCTATCTTGAAACTGTCCAGATGGACCGCCATCACGAGCCTTGAACATCGAAAGGTCAACCGGGAACCCCGTTGTCACTTGGGTTCCGTTGGCAGGAGCGTTTAATGCCTGCGGACTAAACACCTTCGTCGCATCAGTCGGCACCTTCATCGGGCCACGGCGTATGGCGATGTAGATGTAAGTGTCTGATATAGTACCTAGTCCAACATTTATGAAACCCGTCGATGTTATGTTAATGTTTGACGA